TTTCGTCGGCTGCATAAGCGCCTGAAGCTAATATTGCCTGCCAAACTTTGGTTGCTTTTTCTTCTGTGTCGTATATGCACGCACCTGAACCAATTCTATATTTCCCGTTTGAACATTTAATTATCGGCATTGCTAATTAGTTTATTGTAAATAGCAAAACGGCGTTTGTTTACTTCGTGCAAGTTAAAGTTCCTATTGCAATAGTCATACAAAGCATTACCGTAACATTTACGGGCGTCAGGGTCTTTGGTTAACAACTTAATCCAATAATACCAATCCTTCTGATTATTGACATAACAGGCGTGATAAAACCCCTTGTAAGGGTGTACGTTGCTAATAATTACCGGGTTCTTCTTTGCTGCGGTTTCTAATACCTTTAAATTTGACTTCATTGAATTGAATTTGGAATTAACCAAAGGAATTAATGAAATATCTGAATCCGCATATGCCGCCATATATGAAGTTACTTCGTTGTAATTGTAAATCGTCGGGTTTAATTTTAAGCCGTTAGTAAATGCGGCAATCATTCCGTCCCAAATTGGTTTTTCGCCTTCATTATATCCTGCAATTACTGTTCGCACAGGAAAATTAACGCGCTTCATTGGATTGCGTAATATTTCCATATCCTTTCCGTGTGTGCCTGAACCTGACCAAAATAAACGAACAAGGTCTGAATCCTTTTTAAAATCTTTAAATTGTTCTTCGCCGTATGGAATAGCGTTTGGGATAATTTCAATATTTGAATTGTAAGGTTTAACTTCTTCAGCTAAACGTTCGTGCGTAACGGTGCAAAGGTCAGCAATACGAATCCAATCTATAATCTGTTGCGGTATATTATTTAGGATATATCGTTCGTACAATAAATGCGAAGGGTCTAAATGCCAAAAGTCGTCGTTATCAACAACCAATTTGAAGCCGTACTTTTTGCGGTAACCGTCCATTTGTTCGGGCGTTACATTTGCAAGCATACGATTCATAACAACAATATCATAATTGCCTTCAAATGTTTCTTCGCTTAACGTGTCAGTCATTAAACAATAGTCTTTTTGCATATTGACTATTGGCATAATGATTCTATGGTAACCGACGCCGCTTGTTTTACTTGTAATTGCTAAAATGCGCATTTAATCTTTTTTTCTGTATGGTAAATAGGTTGGTATTTTTCCCAAATGGACTGCGCACGTGCTAAACTTTCGTCCTTCATTCTGCGGTATTCTGTGCCATTTCCGACGTCGTGTCCAATATGTTCAGAACGTAGGTCAGGAATATAATAGTTTGTAAATCCTGCAATATTTGCGCGTTCGGCAAAGTCTTGGTCTTGCATTCCGTAAGGGTCATATTCTTCATTGTACCCGCCAATAGTATCAATCAATTCCCTTGTCAAATAATTGTCGCCAAAAGGTGTGTGTACTTTATGCACCCCGTCCGTTAATGGCGGCAAATGTTCAACGCAATGAATCCCAATAATACCGGTTTTTGGTATTAAGTTTGAATAATTAACCCACTTTAAAAGCCAATTTTCAGGAAGCAAAATATCATTTGCTAAAATACAAACGCCGTCGTATGCTTTGGTCATTTTTAATCCGGCATTAACACCGGCTGCAATTCCCCTTTGTTTTGAAGAAACATTGCAGTTTGTCCAATTGTACATTTCGTAAGGGACTTCGTCACTTCCATTGTCAACTAAAAAACAATCCGCGTTATAACCTGAATTTTTAAAATTATGGTCAACAACGCGTTTTGTTAAGTCGTTTCTATTTAGGGTTAGTAAAATTACGGCTATATTCATTTTCTTATATTTGAACCAAGCTTGCGCGCAGGCACGCCGGCATATTTCATTTCCTGTTCTGATTCGCCTTTGAAAAAAGCGCTTGCACCAATCATACAACCCTTTTTGATTATGCTAAATTGGTGTAATACTGCATTCAATCCAATGTTTGAACGTTCGCCAATTACAGAATGCCCGCCAATCTTTGCGCCGCAACTTATTGTCACGTCATTCATAATCCTGCAATCGTGTCCAATGTGCGCGTGCTTCATTATGAAACAATTGTCTTCAATAATTGTCGGCGCTTCCGTTCCGGCGTCAATAGTAACTAAACCTGTTATCATATTGCCGTTACCAATATAAACTTTGCCTTTTGGTTGACCCCAATATTTTTTATGTTCTGCGGGGTCGCCAATAATACAATAAGCGCCAATGTAATTGTTGTCGCCCATAATAACGTTTTCGCCAATTATGGCGGTCGGGTGTATAAAATTAGCCATTTGCTTTGGGTTTACGTCCGCGTTTTTTTGTTTCTGTCTGTGCAATTGGTTCTTCAATTACTTCAATATTTTGAATTGGTTGCTGAATATACCAATTATACAAACGCATAATCATTTCAAACTTACAAGCGCCACACCAAACAGACAATAAAAAATTTGGGTCTAAATATGTACGGTAAATATGTTCGTACATTTGAAGGTCAGGCAATTCAAGGTTTCTAATATAACCATTCTTTGCGCTTTCATAATTTCCAATATTAGCGTCTAAGAAATCCCTGTGTTCTTGTTTTATTTCCATAAGTTCCAAATTAATTTTGATAAAATTGGCGCTGCAAAGCCGGCAATAAACATTGTTGAAGTAATATTTTGTATTAGTTCAGGTGCGAAATAGTGTATTGGTGCAAGCCACGCAGCCAAGCAACTTCCGCAATTAAAGGGCTTGAAATTGATTCGCCATTTATGTTGTAGGTTGTGAATATCAATAAAAAATAGTGATGCACATATTGCGGTTAAAATTGATAAAATCATTTTCTTATGTTTTGTTTCATTTGTTTTTTGGTTTTATTTATAGTTCGTACAATTGACATATAAGGAATACCGGTTTTGCGGCTCAATTCTTTTGCATTCTTTTTAAAATCAATTGCATAAAGTTTTAATATTTCCTTGTTGTACCAATGTAACCCTTCCAAGTTTTGTTCAAGTTTGTCAATCAAATCCGTCGGTTCTGTGTTCAATCTTTGAATTTCTTTGTTTACTTCTGTTGGCACAAATTCAATATGATTTCGGTAATTCTTGTAAAAATTACTTCTGTCGCTTTTAATCATATTAAGCATTGTACGCACAATATAAAATTTCAATTCATTCCTTTCATATAATCCGATTAACTTCTGTTCGTCCATTTCACAAAGAACTAAAAAAACTTCTGCTTTCAGGTCGTAGCGCAATTCTTCCGGCTGCATTTTGCTAAATGCTTCGTTAACTTCTTTTAAGTTCCAAAATTCAGCTAAAATTTCATTTTTGACCATTCAATTAAAGCAGGTTTGTTTTCCACTTCTGTACAAATATAAACAATCCCCCCACATTCAAAAATATCTTTTAACCTTTCTTTTTGTTCTTCGCTTAGTTTGTCCCCTAATTTTTTGACTTCAACCGCTACATAAACACCGTTTTCTGTGTAACCTTGCAAGTCTGCCCACCCTTTTTGAATCGTTCCTTTGCGTTTTCCAAATGGAATATTGTTTACCCTGTTTAATCGGTAACCCACATATTCAAGGTTTTTCTTCGCCCATTTTGTAAGTTCGTTTGCGGTTATGTCCATTTAAAATGCTTTAATAGTTCCTTCTTTAATTTTGTTTTTGTATTGGTCTTGTTTTTCTTTGCTGCATACTTTGCAATAGCCATAATATCCGTCAGCGTTTCGCCTGTCCTTCCTGAATTTGTCCCAATCCAAGTTCTGTTTGCACCTGTTGCACTTTTTCATAAAATTCTTTTTTAAATAATAATCTGTTTTGTTTGGTTTCTACTTCAGGATAGTTTGCGTAAAAGTCAATAAAATTGTCTGTATAGCAATATTTTAAAGTTCCAAAATGTCTGTATTTAATTTGATAAATTTTCAAAGTATTTAACTAAAGCTAATTTTTTACATTGTGATTCAATATAGTCTTCATTCTTAATCCTTTTGCTAAACTCTTTTGCTTCAATAGGATTCAATCGGTTTAACCTGTACAAATTGTCTTCACGTACAACCTTAATGGTTTCTAATATTTGTTCTTTGGTAAACTTTAATTTCCCCTTTTTTAAAAGGATTCCAAATACTTTGTCAGCATTGAAAACACGGTTAAAATCTTCGCGCTTACCTGTCAACCAATCATTTTTTGTGAATTCAACAATTTCGTCGTCTGTCAATTGTTTTGCAGGCGGTTCGGGCGGTGGGGGTATATTACGGCGTATTTCGTTTGCTTTTGATTTGTAGGCATTCATTATTTGGGAAATATATTTAGGCGAAAATTTTTCATAATGGTCAGTATTGCATTCTAAACGTCCCTGAACTGCCATTTTAAAAGCAATGCGCATTTCCTGTACTGTAAAATAATGGTAAGTTGAACGAATATAATCTTCAATAACTTCCAATTCCATTTTGTCAGGTAAACGGGTCAAACCTATCAAAGTAAAAATATAAGCTAAGTTTTCCCTTAATGTAACCGGCGAAACTAAGTTTAATTTTTCCCCTTTAAAAGCTTCAACAATTGGAAGGTCTTCGTTAGCTATTAACCCAATTTTGTAAGTCTTGCATTCTTTTGCGACTTGCAGCGGTTGCGTCAGGATTTTTTGTATTTCCATACTTTACTTTGTTTTGAAGCCACGTATTAACGCGACGCTTCGGTTCAAAAAATTTTTCTGATTGATAACGTAATTTACCACTTTTTGACGATTCGCACCAATAATCAATAAATTCTTGGTATGATTCCCCTAATAAACTTTTAAATGGTTCAATCTTATCTAAAAACAAAATTTTAAAATCAATTTGTTCTTTTTCTTGTTCTTCTTCTTCTTCTTGTTCTTCTTCTTCTTGCGTATGTGTATCCATACTGTATATATACTGTATCAATACTGTATCTTTTACCTTTAAAAGTTCTTTATTTATACACGATTTTACCTTTGGCGAAGTTGAATCATTGTATTTCGCCCAATTCTTCATTGCCATTTCCTTAGTTACCAAAGAATAACGAATTTTTCCGCATTTCGTAAAAAATTCAATTAATTTTTTGATTGTGTCTTCGTTGTAACCTGTGTCATAGCACATTTGTTTTATTGTAATTTCATAAATACCGCATTGTGTTGTACGGTCATTAGTCATTAAATACAGATAAAAAAACTTCTGTTCAGGGGTCAGACTTTCAATGAATTCGTCCTTCCAAAAACTGACGTGTATTTTTCTAAATATAGCCATAAATTAAAAAAGGGTCGCGGGACTTCGGCAAATGGTACTTGCCGTGAATCCGTTGACCCAATATATTTTCAACTGCGTTGTACCATAACGCTTTTATTTATTTCTTTACAAAGTTATTATAATTTTCAATATCTTCTTCAATTTGCATTAATTTTTCTCTGTACCAATCTTCGGTGTCCATTAAATCCGAAGCGGTTTGAATATTGTAAATAACTGTTGTATGGTCGCCGACCCCAATTAAAGGCGCAATTTCATTTAAAGATAATTGAGTGTATTTTCTTAAAATGTATGCCGCAGCTTTACGGGCAAATATGGTTGACTGTTTTCTGTTCTTTGCGACAATGTCTGTTTCAAAAACGTCCTGTACTAATTCAACCAATCTGTTTGGCTTTATGTCTGTGATTCCTGAACTAACTGCAAAATCTTCTGTTATAATTTTGGCATTTACTAACGTCCTGTGAAGGATTCGTAAATTTTGCAAATTATTCTTATAACATTGCACTAATTCGTTTCGTAGTTCTTGGTTCATAATTAAAATAAATCGTCGTCTGACAATGGTTTAAATTCTTGTTTTGATTGTGGTTTTGGTTCTGTTGGTGCAACGTAATTGTCTTCATAAATTTTGAAGTCAGGTTGGTTGGGTTTGTCTTTATAAGCATTTACCCACATATTGTAACGCTGACCGTTAATTGTGAAATTGATTACTTCGCCTTTTGGCGTTGTACGCTTCCAAGCGCCAATTGATTCTTTTTTTACTTCTGACATTATATTTGGTTTGTGGAATCTTCTGATTCCGGTTTAAAAAATACTGCTTTTATCTGACAACCTTCTTCCCATTTCTGAAGGAATGCCTTTAATTCGTTGTAAGCTTCGGGCGAATACCAACAATAATGGTAAACTTCAGCTAATAACATTTGTCGTTCCATTGGAAGCAATTTTTGCATTCCGTTTTCTAAGTCTTGGTAGGTTTCTTGTTTCATATTATAGGTTTATTTTTGCTTTTTCCCAACTAAGAATTGAACGAATGGCGTCAATTTGATGTACCGAAGAAGCGTTAATTCTGTCAAACGCATTTCGTAAACGTGACCATTCGCGCGCCTTGCTTTTAATCCACATATTGACAGTTGACGTTGCAAGTTTACCGTCCATTATTTCCCCGATTTTGTCGCCTATTTCGCCGTCAATTACGCATTCAATCTTATATTCTGCGGCAGTTCTATATTCGCCTGACTGTGTCATTGCCATGTTTAAAGTGTCTAAACGTTTAATTAATAAATCGTGATAATCCGGCGTATCATTTTTTGGAAGCGGTTTCTGTAAAAAATCCAACATTCGTTCCGCTTTATTCGTTAATTCTTCAATTGTATATTCGCGCATTATTTTCTTTTTGTTGTTTTCTTAATATCGTTTTGGTTGTAATTCAAACCCATTGCAATACGGTCTTTGTCCTGTATTTGGTTTGACTGAAGGTTTGTCAAAGCTTTTTCGTATGATTCCTGCGTTGTGATTGCTTCAATACGTAAAGCCAATTTTTCTTTTGCCTGTTCGTCGTAGGTTGTGGATTCCAACAAAGTTAATAAATATAAACGTTTATCATTCCCGACTTCGTCTTTGTGTTCGTTTGTTGCGTCTGCGTCTTTGGTATCGTCAATTGCAAACAAACCATTCAAAGCATATTTGCGGGCATACGAAGAAGCTGAACCCGTAATTTGTGCGGCGTCCATTCCTTTCTTTACTTCTTCTTCACGCGCCCAACCGTGAACACGAATTGAAAATTCTTCTTTTTCTTCATCAATTAACATTGCAGTTGCTTTGACATAAACGCGGTCAGAAACTTGCACGATTTCGTCACTAATAACCAAAGCACAATTGTATTTGTGAAGAATTGGTTTTGCAGCTTCAATAATATCTTCGGCGCTGCGGTATCTGTAATTGCCGAATTTGTTTACCTGCCCTTTGGGCGCTTTTAATTCTGATTGAATTTTTACTAATTTCATATAGGTTTTTTTAGGTTTATAAATTTAATACATATCCCCGTATTCTTCAAATCTTTCTGTCCAATCTGACATAGGGATAAACGGAACTTTTGGGAAATTATTTTTAGGTTGTTGCAATAGGTGCGGAAAATATTTTGCTTTGTGGTTTTTTAAATGCTGACGTGCAATTTTTAAACCTTCCAATCTTTGACGTGCGTTTGATTTGTCGCTAATATCAAAAAGCCATTCCCAATAACGAACATTGTCACGCAAGTTTTCTAATTTTGCTAACTGATTCATTTTAATTTATTTGATGTTTGATAAATACGTTTTCAATTTCTTCCAATGCTTCGTGCGTTAGTTCTTCAATGCGTTCCAAATTTCCTTCCCTTACATAATTTAAAATAAGGTTTAAAGTACCGCGACTGAATCCCAATGCGCCGGCATAATCTGCGGCTTTTATTGCGTTTTTTAAATACAATTCGCCAATTGTTTCGTTTGTTATTGTCATAATTTGGTTTTTTCTTAACACAAATATACAGAATATACACAATACAAAACAAAAAATATATGGATAAATGGTAAAATAAAATGATAAACGGTTATTCTTCGTCTGAAACGTCAAATATTTCAGCGTGCATTTCGCCAATAACTTCGGCAATAATGTCAATGGATTGTCTTTTAATACGACGTATTTTATTGGCTTCAATCTTTGAAACCAAAGTCAAATCAATATCTTCAACTGCACTATAAGCATAATACGCGCAGGAAATTAAATCGCTGCGCGTTGTGGTTTCGGCTTCTTCCCACTCAATACCTTCTTCGGTAATTTCCGGTTCTGTATGTGGTTTCTGTTCTTCCATTATAAACCTTTTAGTTCGGCTTCGTCAGGACGTTCAACTTCTTTAAACTCCATTCTGTTGCCGCCGCGAATCTTTGCCAATGTTCTTCTTATGTCCTGTTCAATAGCGTATAATTCCTGAAGCTTTTTAGAAAAAAAGTCTTCCTGTTGTTGAAGCGTCCATTTATTAAAACCTTTTGGCATTTTCATTTTTTTTAATATTTATAAGTTTTTTCAAGTATATGCTTAAATCCAAAGATTCTTCGTAAGCGTGTTGCAACCAATCAATTTCAGTCAAATCGGTTCTGTCCATTGTCGTACCGTATTCCTTAATTCCTTTGTCTTCACGCGCCAACAAATCGTCAATAATATTATATAGAATTTTGCTCATTTTATTTGTCCGTTTTAGAATGATATTTATTACAAGTTTTGCACTTATACTGAATACGTGTCAAACCTGTTGCCGTTACGACTTTATTATTTTTAATCAAATCGTCCGACCCACATTCAGGACACGAACCCCTGTCTTCGCCAAATATAACGCCATAATGCGTTTTTGGTTCAATATGTGTGTTTAAATGTTTGAAAACTTTTTCAAGTAAAACAACGTCCTTTTTGCAATATTTAAGCATAGCTTCCATTGCGTCCTTGTCTTTATGTAAAAGAATGTCCTTCCAAAGATTAAATTCGGTCTTAATCTTTTGACCCAATCCCAAATAATCCGCAATGTAATTCAACCTGTTAGAATTAAATCTAAACTTTTGACGGGCAACCTTTAAAGTATCAATAGTTGTATATTTTGGGAACATTTCAATACCGTGAAACAAACACCTTGTTCTAATCCAAGCCAAGTCAAATTTGTCGCCATTGTGACCCACCAATTCGTTAGCGACATTTGCAACTTCAATAAATTGTTGAAGCATTTTTTTGTCATTTTGTTTAGCGTCCCAATGCAAAGCATAAACTTCTTTTTCGTCTTCCCACTTATAACAAATACAGATAATTGCACGTTCTTGAATTATGTTTGAATAATCAATATTCTTTTTATATCCGGCTTCCCAAAACAAACCAATGTTAGGCGAAGTTTCAATATCAAAAAATAGTCTTCGGCGTTTTGTTTTTAGGTTTGTATTTGTCATTTAGTATGGTTTGTAGTGTGTTTTGCCGTTTTCTTTATATGCTTTTAAAACTTGTTTTCTTTGTTTGCCTGTACTTTCGTAGCTGACGTGAACCCAATCGGGGTTTTCGTTTGTCCCGAATTCCCAAATCAATTGGTCAAAGTCTAAGTTTTTGTAAATATAGTCAAAAATCATTTTGTTTGTTACACCGTTTGGCGTTCCGTCCATATCCAAGTCAATTGCTTCGCCCGAACTGTGTTGTGAAGTTGTTGCGCCGCCAACCTTTGCGTTCAGTTCTTTTGACCTGTACCCACTTGAAACGTGAATTGGGCAACGGAAATTGTTTCTTATTGGTTCAAATATTTTTTCAGCCAATAATTTTAAATTAGCAATATGCGCTTCGGTCGGCATATTTGAAATACCGTTTCGCTTTGCGCTTTCGCTTCTTATTAATTCGGACAAATCTAAATGTTCGCTAATCTTCATAATTAATCCTTTTTAAATATCTTTTCAGCCATTGTGTACCCAAATGCTGCACCTGCCAACCCGCCAACGGTGTAAACCAAAGCGTCTGTTGGTGTATGTATTAACTTAGCACAAAGGGAAATTGAACACAAAAAACCGCAAAGTCTTTTCATACTTAGGCGGTTATTATCTTCTGTAAAGAATTGACGCATATTAAAATTTTAAATAATACCCCAAAGAATAATTGTTAGTCGTAGCATTTAGCGTTATAACGCCTTTCTTTGCCGTTTTGATTGCCACGCCAACACCAACACCCAATTGTTTGTTTTCCTGCCTTAAATCGGTTAAAAAGCCAAAATAAACCGCAGTTTTATCTTTTGGTGTTATTGTCTTTGTAATATATATAGTTTTTTCTTGGATATTTAACCCAACCGAACGTCCGACAATCTTATTTTGGGTAACTGTGTCTTGAATAAATACGACATTATTCGTATCTAAATGAATCGTATCTGAATACGCATATTTACGCATATAATCGGTTAATACTTCAACCGTATCGTGAATTGGAATCTGTACTGAATCGGTTACAATGATATATGATTGTATATCATTTCCTTTTTTGTATTTGGTAAAAGTTTTCTGTTGGTAAACTGTGTCGCGCACAATGGTCACAGAACCGCCATTGTATGAAGGGTCTGAAAATAGAAATAAAGCAACGACAATCAATAAGACTGCAATTACTAAATTCTTAATCATTTTTTACTTTTTTGGTTGCGTTGTAATAATAGCGAATAGCCATTATACCTGATACAATAGCAATCAAACCGGCAATCAAAGTGACTATCGGTTGAATTGTTGAAATACTAACAATTGCGCTTAAAACGCTTATTCCTGTGCCTATGTCGGCTTGACTGCTATGGTGTGTCATTAATCTTCTTTTTCTTCTGTTTTATTTTGTTCGTCTTGAATTTGCTTAAACCATTGTAATAAGACAATACCGTATTTTGTTGGCAATTGGTCTTGAATAAAATTGTTTAATTCTGCAACTTGTTGTTCGTTTAAAGTAATCATAGTTTTATTTTAGAATGAATAATATTAGTAAAATTAATACTTTTATCAATGCCGAAACATATTCAGGTTTAATTTTTATAAATTCTGCAACCTTGTGAATAAATTTATCTGTGTCAGCCGTTACACCGACATAAAACGCAGGTCTTTTTAGAACAATAACATTACAAAGAATGTCAAAGCCAAACCAAAAAGAAGTTGCAAATAATAGCATTGACCAAAAACCATAAAGCGACCAAACCAAAACATAAACTGACAAATGGTTTATTCCCTTCCAAAAATGCCATTTCTTGTTTTGTTCGTATGCTTCCTGCGGTTGTGTTGCATAAAGGTCGCGTTCTTTAAATTGGTGCTTTTGATATAAAACCCAACTAATTAAGTGAACTAAAAATACTATTGTTAAAAATATTGTCATTATTGCTCAAATGGTAATGGTAAAGTAATAATAGGCGGGTTTATTATATTTTCAATTTGTGAATCTAAATTAGCATCTAATTCAGCAACATTTAAATCTGCATCTAACCAACTACATATTTGTTCATAAGTAAGGTCAGGATAAGCAGTAAAGTCTGTTTCACTTGGTTGACCGCAATTCATAGTACCATATATTGAAACTTGTAAAGGTTCAGCGCCGAAAAAAGTATTTGCAATTCTTATCCAATGTACTATTGAAACAATGTCAATCATTTCATTTTCCTTTGGCACACAATCCATTCTATTAATAATCCATTTATATTCTGTCATATTATTTTGTTTTTAATAAATCAATTTCAGCTTTTAATTCTTGAATTGCTTTTCCTAAATAACCAATTATTGCATTGTAATCAACCGCTTTATAAGATTCTTCATCAGTTCCGTCAATTACATATTTTGATAATTCTTCAATTGTTTGTAATTGTTGTGCAGTTACACCCGCACTAAATTGTTGGTTATTTTTATAAATAAATGTTTTAAATTCAATTTTATTTATTGTATTCAAAGCATTTTCAATTGGTTTTATGTCTTCTTTATATCTTTCATCTGACAATGCAGTTCCACTAAATGTAACAGTTGAACCATTTGTTGAAATATTACCAACCGAAGAACCTGCATATCTAAATTGTACTAATTCTCCTGTTGAACTATATCTATTAAAAAATCCCGAAATACTTCCACTTCTTGATGCTGCAATAAATCCGTTATTACCAGAAAATAAAATACCTGTTTCACTACCATTAAAAAAAGATTCATTTGTAGTACCTACTAACACATTACCATTAGCTAAAATTCGCATTCTTTCTGTAATGCCCCCACCACCTGTTGAAAATACTAATCTTCCATTACTTAAACCTGTGTCTGTTTCTGCTTTAATTTGCGCGCGAATAAATCCGTCCCATTGCACATTATACCAATCAATTGAACCTAAATTTCCACCTGAACTTGAATTGGCTTGGAAATATAATGCTTTTGGCGTATTTAAAACTCCATTATCAATTTGTATATTACCTGAATTTGTAATTTGTAATCTTAAAACTCCTGAAGTATATAAATTTATTGGTTGATTTCCTGAAGCTTCATTATTTGCTGAAATACCTAAACCACCACCACTTAATCTAAAAAAATGTGGCTTATCTGTTGAATTAACATTATTTGCACCACCTAATGATAAAACACCACCATTATTTAAAAACATTCTGTCATTTGTCGCATCACTTGACCTTGTTCCAAATACTAAACCTGCGTCAAGTACATTTACTCCTTCGGGAACTGATTTTACATAACCTGAATTTTTTAAAGTTCCACTTGTATCTGCTAATTTAAATAATAATTGTGCAGTTTTAGTTGTTGCATTTGCATTACTTGTATTAGTAATAATCATTTCAGTAGAACCACTTGAATTTGATTCCTGTGCAGTAAGTTTACTTGCGGTAATTGTACTTGAAAAACTTGCACTTGTACCACTTAAACCTCCAAATAAAGTCATATTAGCACTACCCCCTGCACCAAAATCCGCCACCTGTGTTCCACTATTTGCATTTATACTTAATCCTGCACTTGTTGCAGCTTTTACTTGCGGTGTAGTTAAGATACCACTAAAAGTTGCATTACCTGTTGAACGTGTAATTGTCAAAGGGGTATCAATTAAAGAACCCGCGTCTGAATATCGTCTAATAAATAAATCCGCGCCTGCATTTGAACCTGATTCTGTGCCTGAAACTTCAATATTAATTCTTGCACTATTGTCAGAACGAAAACTAATTGATTTTGCAACAGAAACGTTCGCGTCTAAGTTAGCTATCAAAGCACTTGAACCGCCGTCAATATGAAGTTTTGTTGTTGGGTTTGCAATACCAATACCAAATTCCCCTGTTTGTAAAACAGAAACTAATTCGCTTGTATTTGCTTCGCTATAAATACGAAATCTATGGTCAGACTGAACGTTACCAATTGACCATTTGTTTGTCCCTGCACTTGCAAAACCTAAAAATGCATTATTAGTTGAAGTTCCATTAATTCTTCCAATAATGCCTGAACCGAAAACGTCCAATGCAGTTGTTGGCGAATTAGTATTAATTCCTAATCTGTTATTAGTATCGTCAAAAAATAAGTTTGCATTGTCTTGCGTTAAAGCGCCTGAAGTTCCAATAAAAGGAACTGAACCTTGCGTTAATGCGGTTGTAATTGTAAGCGTTGCGGTTGAACCAACCAAACTAATCGTTCCGTCAAATCCGTTTGCGTCACTAAATACCAATGAAGTCACAATGTTAGGCGACAATTCAACGTAAGCGCTTGTCCCTGTATTCCAACGGTAAATAACGTTAGTATCTAAGGCAATATAAATTGTGTCAGCCGTACCAACCAAAGGGAATGCCGACAATGAAGCATATTCTTCAACTGTACCTGTAAACAAAGACGCCATTTGTGAAAGCGTTATTTTCTTACTTATACCTGTTGTCGGGTCGCCAATAATCGTTAAATCTGATAACTCCGGCGCAAGTTCTGTCGCTAATTGGTTAATTTTTTTTGATTCCATTAATAAGTATAATTTGAAGGTACTTCACACCTGTTGTTAATAAATGGTACTGTCAATGTCACGTCTAATTTCACACCTGCCAATAAATCGGGGTCACTTTCTGTGTAAAAAGTAATAGGCAAATTTTGGTTCAATGTCCAAGTCACATTTGCATAATCAATTGGATATCTTAATTGCGCCACAATATCCGCTGCAACCTGTGTCATATCTGATAAAACTTCTGTTTCGTTTGTTTCTTCCATTAACATTCTGTCCATAAAATACAAACTAAACGAATACCCGATTTCCTTCGCCGCAACATTTGCATTGTTTAAAGTAAAAAACATTGCAGGATATGTTACTTCGCCGTTACTTAAACGTTCCCAAACGTCCCCGAAATAAACAAAATTAATTTGTTCGTGGGCGTTGCCTATCGTTGTTAGTTCTTTGACTATTTGGTTTAATGTCATTCTTTTTTTCTTTTGCCAAATAAACTTTAAGCTTATTTTGGTTTTTAATGTTTACTTGTTTACTCATATTTTAGCAACAACCGATATTTCCCTGATAACGTTCTTCAAACGATTTTCTGTGCTTCCCGTCAAAATCTTCGCCGCAACAACCATTGTCGCCCAACCACATTGAAACAGTATATCCTTCGTTGTCAGGTTTGATTGAATCAATGCCCGAACCAAAGTTTAAATAGTTTGGATATGAAGCATTGTTTTGTTTTAAATATTTAATAAGTCTTTGTTTGTAAAACTCCGCACGTGCGCGGTATCTATTGGCAACGTCAATCATATCCTGCATTGAAGGACTTTCTTGATTTTCGCCTGTTTTTCTAATTAATCCCTTATTGTAAAACTGATATGATAAACCTTGCGGCAATTCAGACATAACATAGTAAATCAAACAATCAACAATGTAATCGTCCAATAATGTCGTCTGTAAAGCCGTGAAACTGTTTGCTTCAACTGCGGTTTGTAATTCGTTGTAAAGCGCCGAACCCAAAGCCGGTAAAATGTACATATCCTGCGCCGTCTTAATTTCAGGTAAAACTAATTTTTCGTCCACGTTTGCGTGTAAGCCGGTTCTGTCCTTAATTGACTGTACTGATATGAATAATGTGTTTTTGCTCATTTTATTTTCTTGTTACAATATTTGAAACCCATTGGTGGCGACAACTTGGTTCGTGTTCGTTAGTTCCCGGTACTGTGTACCAACCGCCCGCCCTATCCCAAACGGAATAACCAAGTCTTGCGCTTATTTGCTCAATTTCAGAACGGGAATACATTTTATTTGCGTCTAATAAAGCAACACAAAACGGACGACTTGTTTTTTTATCCTTATTTGAAAAACCTTGCTTCCATTCATAAGAATAACGAATTAACAATTCTTTTGTTGTCGGTTGAATCTTAACTAAAATATCCTGTAAAGGCGTAGTTAAAATATGTTCTGTAATTATGTTTTCGTCAATTCCTTCGCCTATTGCATATTCGTTTACTTCAATAAATCCTTTGTCAATTAAGTCACTAATAACCAAATTTATTGTATCAACGTTTTGTTCAAGTGTTTCAGCCAATACTTCAGCCGTAATTCTTTTATCCTTTGACATTAAATCCAATACATTGGCTTGCAATTGGCTAACGTCTGCAAACATTTGATATTCTGAATCGTCGTTAAAGCGTGTTTTTTGCTTCCAAACTTTAAACCCTTCCTTTGCTTCGCCGAATTCATAAAAAGCGCTGAAATCGTCTTTAAATTGCGCTGACTGTACAACAGGGACTGTGTCTTCAGGTGCTTCATATTTAGACATATCAATTCCCGCCTTTTCAAGTAACCATTCCTTCGGTGCAATTTCCTTCAATAAATTTTCAGTAAATTCAAATCCTATTGGTTCAGTTGGAATAATAGTTAATTCAGGTTCAGCAACACCCCTGTATTTAGCCAACATATTAAATACACTTTCAAGGTGCATTTGCTTACTATTTACGTAAGTATTTTTGAATATTTCGTAACCGTCACGCATTTCAGAACGTGAACCCAATTTGCCCGCTTCTGCAATACCGAATATTGAAGGTGTTGTAATTTGGTGTCCTGAAAATATATTAGTTTGAATCAAAGAATCCACACGATTAAAGTCTTCTTTTGTAATATCTGAAGCGCCTAAATCGTCAATAATTGGTTTACGTGCGCTATCATTTACGAAAGCTAAAATAAACTTCTTACCATCTGAACCGCTAAATCTATTTGAAAAACGTTTTTCAATATTGCGTTTTTCTTCGTCAGAAGGTTCGCCGTTAGGTAAAGTAATTAATTTACTTGCGCTGAATCCTGTTTGTGCGTTACCTAATACGTGTTTTGAAATTTCAATATCTGATTCAATATAGTTTAACGCGCCAAAATAACCCGGCAAACTATAAATACCCATATTTGGGCGGTATTCTTTAACGTAAAGAATTTGTTTTCCTTCAGGGTGGTTTGGATTAAATGCAGCGTAAACTCTTTGTTTTTCGTTTCTGTCTGACCAATCTTCTTTATACCAAAATTGTGTATTGTCTTTATTTGTACGAATCTTCGTATAGTCTAAATGCCAAACTTCAGCCAATTGACCTGTAACTGACCAAATGATTTCTAAATAATAACCGCCGAATAATTCGGTGTCCAAAGAAACTTTGCGCGTTAAATCGTCCAAAGATTCCATTCGGTTAACTTTTTGTATGAAAGTGTCAGCGCTTTCGCTGCCCTTCCAACCGTTACCGGTTATATAATGTACCTTGCTTTTTACAATGGCATTATGTTTAGCCGACTTATTGAATAAGTCAACCAAATAAAGTGGGTAATCATTGCGGTCGCCGTATTGAATATATCCTTCGCCCTTTTTTTCCTTGAATTCAGGTTGGCGTGCTTCTGCAAATGTTAATACGCGTAAATCCATTATTGTCTGATTGTGTAAGTGTCTGTTGTTTGATATTCTGTAAATTCAAAAGGCGTTCCGACTAACTCCATTATCCCTGATTCAACCATATTTAAACCTGTTGGGTTGGTGTTTGTCGTACTTGTTTGCTCATAAATTTCATAATCATATTGACCATTTAACGCTGACCCAAAATTAGTATTCGTAACAATGCTAAATTCATTGTAACGGTCTTTATATTGGCTTATGTCAGTTGCGTTTAATTTTACGAACTTTATTTCTGTGTTTGCGCTTCTATTTGTGAAGATAAACAAATAATTCGGGTTCGTTAATAACTGTTTTTCAGTTAGTGTTAAAATTATGCTTTGGGTTGCACCCTTTGTTAACCTAATCATATACGTATATATAGCAGGAAATGCAATTTGTTGCATATAGGGGACAAATAAGCCTAATATGTAAAGTTTTGCCTTTACTTTATGCCATTTTTAGTAAAGTTTTTGCTTTACTATATAACACAAAAAAAACCGCCGAACCAATTAAGGAACGGCGGCAAACCTATAAACCTATGAAAAACAAAACCTATCCTGCGGTTTCTAATGCAGAAGCAACGTTTGACGCAACACTTGGCGCTAACGCAGGTTCAGAACCTGTGAAAGTTAAAGTAAATCCGCTTCTGTCGCCCTGTGCAGTACCTGTACTTGCTGCGTTTGCAGTTAAGTCAATACCGCGTGTTTTTCCTAAATACCAATAGTTACCATTGCTATCTTTTACAACCGCAACTAAGCTATTTTGTGCCAATAACAATAATTCATTTCTTGTATTGGTTTGTAATTTGTTAAGGATAATCTGAAGTTCTTGCGCGTAGAAAACAGTTCCGTTTGCAACAGAAGCGTTTAATGTTTGGTTGAACATTGAAGTATCTTTTACTAATTGATATTTCCAAAAACGCTTTCCTGTCGCCTTAGTCAAAGCAGTAATAACACCGCTTGCTTCAGTTGAAGAAGTTACGTTTGCGGCTTCAGTAAAATACACTTCAACGATTCCGCCTAAACTATCGCGACAATCTAAAGTATATCCTTGTGTTAATGCACACGCCATTGTTAATTAATTTAATATTTTTAAAAAAGTGGGGGTATATTTCAACCCCCTAATAATTAAGCCAATATGAATTTCACAACTTCATCAGGGAATGCAATATTCACACCCATTTTGAATTCTGAAACGAAACGTACTTGGTCAGCTTCTTTTGCGTAGAAGATTTCAAATTTTTCTTCTTCGTTCAATAAGTCTGTACCAATGAATAAGTTGCTTAAACGTGCAGCATAAACTTTGTTAGTACCGTTCAAACCTGCAACTGCAATTACCTTAATCATAGTTCCCGGTAAAACGAATTCGCCGTCAGCTTTCGCGTCAACTGAATAATGGAAACTGTTTGCGTTCTTTAAAGCTACTGTGTAAGTTCTGAATAAGTCTTGACCGCAGAAGATAGTCATATCGTCAGCAGCAACAACTTTTGCAGGGATAGCTTGGTAAACACCGTCAAAAATGCTGATTACGTTAGCAGCAGTAATTGAACTCAAAGGTGCGCCTGAAATGTAAGTTGAAGCGTTAGCAGCAACAACACCTGAAGCAGCGCCGATTAATTTTACTAAACCGTCAAATTTGTTCAAGTTTACGTTAACACTTGAAGTGTCGCCTTGCCAAATTGCAGTTTCTAATTGAGCAGCAATAGTTTTCGCTTTCTTGTCTGCGAATTCTTGCTCAAAAGGAATAGAATCATACATTGAACCGGTAGGTAAAGCTTTTTGTAAATACTTAGCTTCTAAATCCTTAGGACATAAAGCTTCGTTTACTTTAATTTTACCAACAGTCACAGTTCTTTGTGTGAATGTAGTTGAACCTGACGCAGTAAATCCGCAAGAACCCCCTGATTGGAAGATTGCGTCTGTGTCCATAATGTTAATAGTTTCTGCGCTTTTTACGCCAACCATAACGTTGCCTGCACTCTTAATCAAGTTTGCAGTTTTTGCGCCTAATACTGAAGAAGTCACTAAAAGTGCTGCGTTTTGTTCAGTATATGCGGCTAATGCTGATACATCAAATGCCATTGTTATTAATTTTTAGTGTTTAAAATTGCGTTTCTATATTTTGCAAGTCTTTCTTCTTTCATATCGTTTGTTTTCACAAATGAATTAAAAGAATTTGGTTTTTGAATTGGGTCAGCCGCAGGTGTATTTGAAAGCGCTTCAATCAATTCAGCTACTTGTGCAAATCCTTGCTTAACTTTATTTTCTAATTCCAATACTTTTGCGTCTGAAACTTCTTTTGCTGCTTTTAATTCAGCAATCTGTGCTTCAAATTGTTCTTGCATTTCTGCAATCTTTTTGTCTTCTTCTTTTTTAGCTTCAATTTCTGTGTCAACTTCCGGCACAACTTCTTCTTGTTTAGAAGAAATTTCAATGATAATACCGTTTTCGTCTAACTGAATCATAGTTCCGTCAGCCAATTCGTGTTCGCCCGCAGGTGCAGGTGTACCGTCAGGCATAGTTACAGAACCGCCAATTTCTAAGGCAGTTATTTCAACCTTAGTTCCGTCCATTAAAGAATATTCAGCCATTTCAACCTTTGTTTCTTCAACAACAGGTGTTTCTTCAGCTTTCACTTCTTCAACAGGCGCAGCGTTGTCTTCAAACAAAGCTTTGATTTTTAAAATCGCTTCCTGTGCGTTCATACTTTTTTTATTATATAGTTAAAAAATAAAATGTTTATCACTTAACCTGTGATAATATTTTTTTGATTTCGTCAACCATTGAAGCAACTTTATTTACTTCTTTTGGTTTGTAGTTAAATAAACCTTCAACGCTAAATCCTGCAATGTCGCCGCTTTTAACCTTTGACCAAGCTTCGTTATTGTCAACAATCATTGAACCAAACCAACTTCCAACAGGTGCGTCTTCAAATCCTTTCATTGGCATAATTCCACGTGAAGGGTCTGAAATAAAGCTTTCAAATAAAGTCACGCCTTCAAATTGTGCGTTTGAATCGTGCATTAAATTCACATTGCTTTGGAATCCTTTTTTAAAAAACTTTTGGACAATTTTAAGAATAGTGTCTGCACTAAATGCAACGTAATAGTCGCCGTAAGTAGCGTCACTCCTAAAAATAGGAGTGTCAGCCAACATAATAGCGCCTGAAATAATGCGACGGTCTTCGTTAACAATTTCAAATTTTTGTGTTTTATTAAATGCGTTCCAATTCTTTTGAATTGCAGGACGGTCAACTAATGCAATGAAGTCAACTTGCGAATCGTCTTCAATGTCTTCTGTTATGTCCAACATATATATTGGTAAATCTGTATTCATACCCATAAATAGTTTAATTTTTAATATTTATCGTTTATTCAAATCTTGCGCGGTTTTGAATTTCTGCGTCACGACTTTGTGCGTCTGAAATGTCACGTTCAACAACGTATGCACGAACTGTTGGTGTTTGACCGCCACCGCCTGCGCCTGCACCGCCGCCACCTGTGCCTAAATCGGGCAATGCACCGCCGCCTAAATCCGGCATTGAACCGCCACCGCCACCTGTTGCCGGTGCGCCCGGACTTGGAATATTTACAAATCCCGGTTCAGAACTTCCCGAAGGTACTTCAGGTGCTTTTACTGCTAATATTGCTTTAACGTTCTTTAAACCTGCAACAATAGCCGCAGCAGCTGCAACCGCACCCAATGCAGGGCCGACAATTGGAATACCTGCTAACGACTTAAATGCCGCAGTCGCTGACATATAAGTATCAATTGTAGTTGCTGCAATTGCCGCCGCCTTACCTGCGACTGTATGTTCGCCAATGGCTTTCGCTGCGTTCTTTAATGTTGAACTAATTTTAGCTGCGTTTTCTGCACGTGCAGCCGCTTCTTTTTTGCTAATTTCAACCCTTGCGTCGCTTAATTCTTTTTCTGTTTTATTATATTCAGTCGCGTCAATTTTCCCTTCTTTGTAAAGCTTTTTATTTAAAGCTAACGCGTCGTCAACACCTTGTTTTCTTGCTGCATAAGATAACGTTTCACTATTAATGATTGAATCCAAACGTTCTTTTTCTTTGTCGTCTGATTCTTTTATATATTTAGCGTCAATTGCCGCAAGTTCAGCGCCGTGTTTTTCTTTTAACGCAGCAATCATTTCTTGCTTTTGCTTTTCTGTATAATCCGCGTTTTCAAGAACCTTTTTAGTTTCAGAAACTAACGCTTCGTCCAATGCAGCAACTTCTTTTTCTTTGCCTTCTTTGAATTTAGCAATACGTGCTTCTGATAATGTTGACTGTAATTCTTCTTCAAACTTTTTATCTTTTTCAGCGCGTTCAGCTTTAATTTTGTCGTCAATTGCTTTAACTTCTAATTGATAAGCTTCTTCTGTTGCCTTTTTTAATTGGTTCTTTGTTTTTATGTCAACCTGTAAAGCGTCAATTTCAGCAATACGTGCGTTTTTATTAATTTCCGCTTGCTTCTTTGCTTTGTCGTCTTCTGAAGCAATTTCAGCCAATGCTTTTTCGTTTTGTAAATCCAAAAGCATTTTATCAGCCGTCTTTTTATCTTCAATGGCTTGTTTATTAGCTTCGTCACGTTTCTTTTTAGCGTCTTCAGCCGCCTTTGCATTATCGTCTGCAACTTTTTTATTATAGTCAGCCGTTAAAACTAATTGTTCAGTTTTTAAATCCCTGAATTGTTTAGCTTCTTCTTCTGTTAATTTTCCTTTTGTTTTTAAGCTTTCGCGTAAAGTGCTTAATTCATTATTAACCCTTTGTTGGCTTAAATCATAAATTTCTTTTTCTGAACCGCCTTGCGCTTTTAATATTTTAATACGGCTTTCAATATCTTCGTTTGCGCGCTTATTTGCAGCCGATAATTTAGTTAAATTTCGTTCTGCTTCGCTTGTTACACCGATTAAGTCAGTAAATCCTTCAACCAAACTTCCGATTCCCCTTGCTAATCCACCAAGCGGACTTTTTTTAATCCAATCTGAAATTGCGTCAAAGTTTGCAATTACTTCGCCTAATAAAACAACAAATGCACCGATACCCGTTGCAACAATAGCACCTTTTAAAACCTTAAACCCTGTTGAAGTTGTTTCAACCGATACACCAAATGCACGTTGAACCGCAGCCGCCGTTTTTGTTGCTGCATTGTTTAATTCTTGGAAGGTGGTTGTACTTTTAATAACCGCGCCTAATTGTTTAAAAGAATCCACGCTTTCGCCGACTGCCTGTAAACCTTGCGACAATGCCATTGCAGCGTTTACTTTCAATAATGCAGCTTCAACGTCTTTATTTTCTTTTCCAAACAAAGCCATTGCACCCTGAAGCGCACTAAATCCACCGGCAACACCTGCCAAAGAAGAAGCAACCGCCTTGAATTTTGCGTCAGGATTAAATGCGTCTGTCAATGCTTTTGCGTCCCCGATACGGTCTTTTAAGTCAGCCGCACGTTTAGCCGCTTCAATTGCTTCCTTAGAAGTCGCACCGAATTTGTCAGCCATTAAACCAACCTGCGCCTGTGCTTCTTTTAATTGCGTTCTTAAACTCTTAACCGAATTGTCAGTATCGGTAAAAGCTTTGTCTAAATTTTGAACGTCTTTGGTTGCCTGCGCGGCGTCTGTGGTTATTTTTATACCAATTACTTCTTCTGCCATTAATTCGTGTTTATTACTTTTAATAAATTAACCTGTGTTGTTCTAAAATCCGTTGGGTCGTAAGATTCAATTTTATTCAATCTAAACAATACGCCATTTATCCAAATGTATTTGCTGAAATCTAAATTGTAAATATCAAGTGCATTCAAATAAACGCGACAGGTCAAAAGTTTAGATTCCATATCCGTAATTTCTAAAATGTACGGTTTATGATATGTGTTAAATAAGTTATTTGTTGGATATGTTGTCGCAGGAAATTGCAATTCCTTTGGTGCGCCAAAATTCAAGTCAATAGTTGGGTTTGTTGGGTCGTCCAAATGTCCCGCATATCCGTAAACGTTTAAATTAGCTAAATTTGAACCGCCGCCCGTTTCCCCTGACTTTATATGCCAAGTGTGGTCAATATTCAATTTTTTAGCCATTAAAATACGAATAACAGAATCCATTGAATCTTCCTGCGAATTATTATTTGACAATTTAAAAATTGTTGTATAATATTTATCAACGTGTGCGTGATTCTGTGGTTGAAATAATACAGAAGGCGCAAATATAATTTGTGTTGAAGCCGTATCTTTTACAAAATCAAATTCTGAATCATAAATAAAGTCGCCGTATGATTGACCGTATTTTTTCAAATAGTTATCATTGTAATAATCTGTGTCAGGCGTGTATTTATACGCATAATAACGCGCATTCAATTGTGACATTGGTTTAATTGACATTGTCGCTGACATATCTATTTTTTGTGACCAATCCAAAGAATTTGTCACGGCGTCAGAATAAAAGTCAATATAAGGTGCAATGTTAATTTGCCTTTCGTTTATATTATCCTGATAAACGTATAAATTAAACATTTTACAAACTGACAAAAAGAAGTCTTTTTGGAAAATACCCTTTGGCAAATTATTATTCATTGAAACCGTACCATTATATGCAACAGTTGCTAATTGCGCAGCTAATTGCGTAAAAGTAAAGTTTGCACTTGAAACTGACACAATATAAGTATTGGCAGTTGCCGGAACGCTTATATTTATATAAACCGTGTTTGTATTTGCAATATTTCCTGTCCAATCAAAGTTAAATGTAAAAGGGTTATTTGCTGAAAATGTATTTTGTGACAATGTTTGAACGGCAACACCTGCAACATATAAAGTTGCAGTAATTGAAGAAGCGGCGTCGGTTTGATAAACTCCATTTATTGAAGCCAACGCGCGCACAGTCTTTGTACCGTCAGTATAAGTGAATACGCTTTTACTTCCGTTTTCCGTAAAATAAAGTAAAGTTGTAGTATCAAATGGTAAATCAATGTTTCGTGCGGTTGGTGTGTTACTGTTTAATATTGTTTTTGTTGCATTAATCGTGCCTAAAATAAATCTGTCATTCGTACCTTGAATTCCCTGACTATTGTTTGGTACAATTAATTTTTTAAAAAAGTCAGTATTGAAAAAGTCGCAATTCAAAGTATAAGAAGTGCCTTCAAATATTTTTTCAATATATTCTTTTACATATAAAGCCGGTCTAAATGTATAAACGCTGAAATCGTCTTTATTACTTGAAACGTTGCCGTAATCAATTAATGGATAATAATACCCTGAACCGTTTATTGTATTCCAACTGTTTGTAATAGCAGTAGCATTCCAAGTGTGGTTATATTCGCTAAAATCTAAGTCTTCCAAACGCTTATTTCCTAATTCCGTAATAAAACCGCCTAATTCCCCAAATACGGCGCATTGATATTCTGTTGTACCGTTATTTGAAATAATTTCAAGTATTCTAATAACCCCCTTAAATATCTGTATTTTGTCAATATATACTTCGCATTTCGCCGCCTGTGAAGGTGTAAAATTTGTATTTACATTTGGTAAATCCATATTGTGTTCGTGCGCCATTCCCAATTCAAAAGCAAAACCTAAAATTCTGTTATTGCGGGCAGTCGCAGGAATTGATATTGTACGGCTAAATGAAGTATTTTTAGCACCGAAGTCACGCACGTCGTCAATCGTGTACGTGAAATCCGTTCCAATGTCCTTCAATAAGTCAATCAATTCGTTTTCAATATATATTTCGGTTCTAATCATTATCTGTACTGACTGTTTAAATATTTTCCAACTTCAACTTCTAAATCAAAATTAAATAGCTTGTCCGATACCTTGTATTTATATTGGTAGTTTGTGTTTCTAATTGTCACAGGGAAAAACGCGCCTTGAACTTCCATATAAACAATAGGCGAAGCCACTAATTGAGCTAACCAAGCATAATCTTGGTCATTAACCCAATCTGAAGTCAACATATAATAATCCGTATGTTGAATAGCGAAGTTATACGTCGTTTCATTGTATTTATTATATGCGTCAATATTGGTCATTTGACCATTTGATAATTGATAAGGGTTGCGTCTGTATGAAGAACGTTGAAATTCACTTCTTCGTTTGTTGACCAATCTGAATGCCATTGAATCGTATCCGCCAAGTCTGTTGAGAAAGTGAAGGTTATATTGTCTAAACTTAGGGTTACATACGTGCCTGAATCGTAATACCCTTGTGGTTGCTGCGCCAAGCGTAATATAAACATTGTAACCGTAAGTATTTTGTGTGATTATTTCAGAACCCGCCCACGCATTAATTGCAGCCGCCTGAAAATTAAATAAGTTAAATTGTCCTGACATTGTCAATGCGCCACTAACCGCAGTTCCAAAAGTTCCGTCTTCGTTTGTTGGTTGAACCCAAAGTTTATACGAACCGCCTGTAATCTTTAAAAATGTTATGAAGAATTGGTCGCCGTATTCAATCGTAATATCCGAATTGTCACGGTCAGTTAACCAATCGTCCGTGTAATTTTCAATCAATAAATTGTCGTAGTAATTTGACAATACCAAAGGTACTTCGCCGTTTTCTGTGAATATATCCCCAAATAATGGCGCGTAATAGTTATATGCGGAATAAGAACCTGAAGCCAAATTAGGCGTCACAGTTCCGCTTACTTCTTCGCCAATACGCACTTGATAATCAACCTTTATTTTGTCGTTTGAAGCCATTAAAACCGTATTCCCGGACGGTTCAAAATAGTTTGTCACGTATGCGCGCACCATTGGCGACGCGTTAAATACGCCATAACTTCCTTCTGCACTTGGTGCAGGGAATATTTTATTTCTGCTTACCTGTGCGCCGTTTATGTAAACGTCGTAAACGAATTTAAAGTTTGTAACCCCAACATTTGTTGAAGAAGCCACGAACCAAAGGTCTTCGTGCATACTTGGATATGTTGCCGGTACACTATTTACTGTTATTGCCATTACTTGATTCTATTTTATTTCCAATTTGTCTTATTTGTAACTGAACGTCGCCACCGAAAGCCGTTGCCATTGCAGCGAAGAATTCTTTATTAAATACCGCTTTTACTGCATTGTCAAAATATGAAGTTGTGCGTAAACCGTCCCTTTTGATTGCCGCAGCCGTAGCATACGCCAAAGACTTTAACGAATCCGCTTTATTTACAACCTGTTTAAGCTTTTTATTTTTACGTTGTGTTTTGCTTAGTTTCTTTGTCTGCGTTTCTGAAGTTGTTTTTGCTTTGCCTAATCTGTACCATTGCAAAATTGAAGTCGCCATTTTCTTGTTAGGATATGGCGTTTTGTATTCAAATGGTGTGTCAGAAGCAACACGTTTCGGGCGCGCATTTGTACCGCCAACCCCACGAACCCCCTTATTCACATACTTATAATAAACCGAAGCGGGATTGTCTTTGTCATAACCCAACCACATTTCGTAATCGTTGCCAAATTTTGTAACCTTTGGAACGACTAAATCCCCAATTTTACCCGTTGCAATTGAACCGCTTTTTGCTAAATTCTTTTGTACTTCGTCGTTGAACTGTTTTCCGTAGAAAATAAGCATTTGTTCGGCAATAGGAAATTCGGTCGGGTCAATTAAATCGTACTGTTCGCCAATACGTTCTAAAAATCCGTCCCTTAATAATTGCGCCTGTCTTTGCCCTTCAGTCATACCAATAAATAGCTAAAATATGTCTAAATACCGGCAATAGAAAAACCCCGCTAAAAAACGGGGTCTTCTTCCTTTGCTTATAACAATAAAAAACCAACTACTGCCTTAATCGTTTCGCTTCTTCACGGTCGTATGAATTTTTAGCTTTCATATATGCCATTGCATTCAAGAATTCAATCGTCTTCATTTCAAAAGCTTCTGAAGTTCTGATATTTTCGTGTTCGGCAACAAGTTTGGCGGTATAATGCCACCCGTAGATTCGCATAAAAGCTGAACCACCTGTTCCGCTTGTTCCGTCGTCATTCCCGCCGTCGTCATTTCCTGAATCATATAATCCCGCGAAACTTCTATCCAATTTCTGTAAACTTGATAAAAAAAAACCAACGAATGATAAATGTGAATGAAATTCGCTTCCTGCATATCCTGCGCGTATTGTTCGTGCTTACTTGCGTCGTACTTATCGTCAACCCATTTGCCAAACCAAGTCTTCTTTTGCGGGATAACCATTGACGCAGCTATTTTGTGCAGGTTTGCCAATGTATCTTTGCTGAACACCTTGCTTTCAATGTAACGCGCCGCAGGCATATTCTTAATGTCGTAATTCATTCTATAACGCCTGCCATTGATAAGAATAAAGTCAACCGGCTTTCCTTCAATTGGTTCGTCTAAAAAAGCTAAATCTTTACGCAGTTCTTTTAAATCTTCAATTGTTAAACTGTCAATCTGATATTCTGTCAATCCTGTAATTACGGACAATAATTTTACTTCTTTGTCCAATTCCGTCCAATCCTTGTTAGGGTTGGTAATTATAGGCATTAATTGTTGATACTGCCAAAGGGTTAAATTATTCCATTTCATAATCCGAAGTTAATAAAAGTTCTTCAATATCTGTGTCAGATTCCAACATTTCGTCAATCTTATTTATAACGTCTGCACAGGAAAAAGGTTGACCTGTCAAACATTGTGACCAAACCCATTCGCGAAGTTCGTTCAGTTCCTTCATATATTATTTATTTGCAATTTTATAAAATAGCCATTTTGCCAATTCCCAACTTGTTATTGATATTAAAACAGTTATCATAAAAATTTATTTAATCCGTTAGCACTTGACATTATTGCGTCTGCGCGTTGCGTTAAACTTTCAATTTGACTTTTAATTTCTTCTTTGTCTTTGCTGCAATAGTAACCGTTTGAAGTCGCTATTAATGGCAAAATCCCTTCTGCACGTATAAAGTTAACAATTTTACGCAATCTAACTTCTGAAAAATTAGATTTCAAACCTAAACTTTCGCGTTTAGCATTTATTGCCTGTACTATTTCAGGCGCTTTAATTGGGTTGTCTTTTGTCTTCGTGTTAAATCCTTTTATTAGGATAGGCACTAATTTTTTTTCTTCTTCTGTCATTTCCCTTGTCAAGAATTCAAAGTTTGTTATCATTGTTATAAGCTTTTAAAATATCCCCGCCCGTGACATAACTTAAACACCCCTGTTTAAAAATGATTGTTGAATTGGACGGGGACAATATTATTGGTTAATGTCTGCCATTGCTAAGATACGCATTTTTAATTGTTTTATTTCCTGTTCTTTAATTCCTATTGTAATTTCAAGTTTTTTAATTTTTTCAATCAAACCTTCAATTTCCAATTCCATTAAAGTCGTCTGTTTTAATTCGTAGTATTTATTCATTTGAATCAATTTTAGCTTGGTCAATTTGGTTTTCTGTTTCTTGGTCAGCTTCCAATTCTTCTTCGTCTTCTTCTTCCCAATCGCAATGTTCTAAGCAGTCAGGGCAAATGTCTATTTCGGGAAAATTGGTATGCGCACCGCAGCAAGTTGAAAATGGCATAATTATAAGTTTTCAATTAAAGCGGTTAACAATAAAGCTACCGTAATAATAGCGAAGAACCAACCCATACCCAATGATTCTTTTGCATATTGCTTTTGACGTTCAGCTAATAATTCTAAATGTTTTTCCTGTGGTGTTTTTAATTTGTTTGCCATAAATTAAGGTTTTAAAATGTGCGTTTAGCAGTCGCACCCCTGCGACCAAATTATGCGTTATATGTTGTTACGATTGCTTTTTGTAAGTCTTCAATAAAGATACCGTTTAATTCAGAAACTTTTGTTTCGTTAATTCCTTTCAAGGTGTAAGCTTTCACGTTGTATAAATCGTTAACCAAAGTAATGTCAACGAATCTGTTTCTGTTGCATACTAACTTTGTGAAGTTTTTTCCGTTTACTTGGAATTTAAAACCGATTGTCATTTGTGTTGCTAAAGTTGTCATTGTTATTTGCTTTTGTTAACACAAATATACACCTTGTACACATTACCAACCAAATCTTTTTTAAACTTTTTTTATAAAATGTGATGAACGGTAAATAATAAGGATAAACGGTATATCGGTCATAAAAGAACCGAATATCGGTCATAAACGGGTCATAATTTATTGATAATTGAACCGATTATGATTGTTAAGCGAAGGCGTAACGCCCTGAACCGCGCTTAATATTATGGTTTTGCCAAGCCAAAGCCAATGCCATAACGCAGTCGTCGTGAAATCCTGACGGCGCTGAATACCTAACGCCATTTGCCGTAAACTGATATTCAAATACGTCTAATTCGTCCACAATAACCCCTTCAGGGAATCCGATTCGTCCCTGTTGAATGGCTGAAGCTAAACCTTCCATTAATTGCTGCTTTGACTGACTTGTAAACTTTAAACCTTCTATATTTACCCCTTCACGAAGCAGGTCTTCCAATATCGGGTCGCCAACACCTGTTGAATCCACTATAATTGGCGCAGGCGGCAATCTTTTGATTGTTTCTTTGGTATTGTGCCAATCCAATTGGAAGCGGTCAAAATAAGCCACATTTCCGGCATTATCCAAACCGACTATAACAGTAAAGTCAACAGACTTCGCAAGGTCAATTCCATAACAAACAATTGGTTGCGCTGAAATAGGTTTTATGCAGCGTTTGATAAATGCGTTCCCAAAAGGGTTGGCGCTATTTTCTGCGGGGTCTGCTAAATATTCCTGATTAAATACAACTTCCGGCAATTGTATTCGTGCTTCGTCAATTTCGCGGGGGTTTATATGTGGGTTGTCGTATGTGCTAAATTTGAAGCTTTGCCAATCGTTTTCGCCCTGCTTCATAAACAAAGAATAAAAAAAGTTCTTCCCGCGTGGGGTTGAAAGGAAAACCGCACGCCCTTCGTAGTCAGTCAGCGTTGGGCGAATGCTATTATTCCAACCGTCTTCTAAGTCTGAAATAAATGCAGCTTCGTCAATAATAACCAAATGGAATTTGCGTCCGCGTAAGTTGTCTAATCGTTCCCCTGTAAAGAATTCAATTGACCCTTCGTTTGGACAGTATATTTTAAGCTTTGAAATATTGTTTTTAAATGGAAGCACTTTCGCCAATCGTTCAAAGAATACTTGCGCCAATCCGTATGTCGGCGTAACGTACGCAACCTGACCCCCTTTTAAAGATTCTGTAATTCCAAATATTTGCGACAATTCAGACTTACCGAAACGACGTCCGCACATAACAACAATAAATCGTTTGTCCGATTCTAATATTTGTCTTTGGTTAATATGTGGGGTTGGTAACTCAATGCGCATAATGTAAAGATACGCCGTTTATATTACAAAATGGTTTTGCCGTCAACAAATACAACTTCAATCTTTGTGTCCTGTTGAACGTCAACCTGTTCTTTTGGTTTACCGTAAACGCGTGAAAGTAAAGTGTCCATTGAATAAAGACTTCCGTTATTCATTGACTTAATGATTGCCTTTGCAACTGTCATTTCAAGAACTGTTGCGTCAGGGTTCTTTGTCACGGCTTCCAATTCTTTTGGTGTCATTGACATAAGCGCCTGAATTGAATCATTTATTTCGGCTAATTTATAACCCTGTTCTTTTAACAATGAAACGTATTTGCGCGGTCTTCCGTTTGGGTTTGCCGTTTCGCCTTTCTGCAATATGTTTAAAGTTCCCCCGTGTGGTTGTTTGGTTGCCTTTGCCATTGTAATACCTTTGTTTTATCTTCCCTGACCCCTGTATGCTTTTGGTTTGGGACTGTGTTTATTATAAGACTTTTTTGCGTGTCCGCATTTTCTTTTTCCGAATGATACTTTGCGACTGTCTGACTTAACTTTTGCCATTTAATATTTTGTTATGAATGTCCTTTAAATATTGATAATGTATTTTTGTATCGCCCATAACAACGTGACATTGTCGGCATAATGCCTGTAAATTGTCAATTGTATCTTCGTTCTTCGTTCCCCCCATTCCCCGCGCGTCAATATGGTGTATGTCAACCGCCTTTTTTCCGCATACTTCGCACGGGATAAAATCTTCTATTCCGTACCCAAAGTATTCAAGGTAAATTTTAACGTGCTTCTTCATCAATTTGTTTAAGCTTACGAATTGCCCATTCAATCCCTTCGTCGCCACCCCAAGCGTCCCACATTAAACCGCCGCAACCCTGTTCGTAAGGTACGTTTTTATTTTGTTGGTGTCTTTTAAAGGACGCCATTCTTGCAATCGTGTCGCGTGAAATTGGCTCTTTGTTTGCCAATTGGTTTGCCCTTGCTTTGCCAACAGGTGTGCCACATTCCCCCCAACCGTTCGTTTCTGCGTATTTTAAAGCTTTTTTAGCGTTGTTTGTCGCTGCTTCGGGATAATCGTTGTACGAATCCTGAAACGCGAATTTTACCCCCTTTGCGGTCGTTTTAGAATTAATCAATTCTATTTCACGGGAATTGTTGTCGTAGTGTGTACCAATTCCATAGTGTTTTATTGTTTCCCACTTATAAGAACCGTTTGTATAAATTATTCTGCTATCCGGTATATTGAAAGCATTTGCATATTTTAAAATATCTTCATTGTGACCTGACTTTTGACGTCTTGTTACAATATAAACCGTTTTGCCTTCTGCAATTAAACGTTTCATTAATTCACGACCACGTTCTGTGTCCAATGTATCGTCAAAATCAATTGAAACTTTGTTTTCGTCGGCTGCATAAGCGCCTGAAGCTAATATTGCCTGCCAAACTTTGGTTGCTTTTTCTTCTGTGTCGTATATGCACGCACCTGAACCAATTCTATATTTCCCGTTTGAACATTTAATTA